TCGGCGTTGTATAATTGTAGGTTATTCATAAGGTTTTTATTCTTTACTTACTATAAAATCTAAATTTATTGCCCATATACTGATACCCTCAAGGCGTTTAGCAACTTGTTCGTCTTCCTTAGAAAATGCGGTTGCTGGTTGCAAGTTCTTGGCGGTGTAGTAGGCTAATATATCTTTGTTAGTGAACGCTTCTGCGGGTAGTACTAAGGTATTGCCTGCCACTACCTCATCGGTGATGTTAAGGGCGTTATCTTTAGCCAATTCAAAGACACTTTCTATCGTGCCTGTGTGTTGCAGGGCGAGGTCAAGGAGGCTTTGATTATGTAGGGCGGTGATTGTCATTTTGCTTTACCATTTAACTGCTTGTACTTCTTTAATTCAGTGAGAAGTTCCTCTACTGAGGCTTCTAAGTCCTTAATTCGTTGGTTAGCGTGTTTGAGTTCCTCAATAGCCTTAGCGTACTTCGTGCCTAAGTCTTCTATCATCTCTCGGTATATCTTCACAGCCTTGTCTACATTGTCAAGTTCGGAGGTCTGGAGCTCCATTTGTTGCTTAGGCCTGCCGAAAAACCAACCCGCTAAGCCCGATAATACCATACCGATAAACGAGCCAAAATGCTCTTTAAGTACTTCTGTTATCCATTCCATTGTGATGTGTTTTTTAAGTTATTATTCCTTTGCCAGCAGTAGTGGTTGCCCCAGCTTGGGCGGTGGCTGTACCTACCGTGCTTACGGATATACCTGCGGCTACTGTTACCTCGCCACTACAAACAAAGTCGTGAATAAGAGAGGCTAAGCGTTCTGCGTACTCTTTTGGGCTTGCCTCTGTCTTGGTAAGCATATCCTGCTGAAGGTCGATAATGCCTTGTTGAAGGGCTTGTTTGTTTAGTGCCATAGTTTAATTATATTGTCCATCAATTAGTAATTTGCCGTCCTCTTGTAGGGCTACATCGTTAATCTGCATACCGTCATACTCCAACTGTTTCTTTATTTCAATGAGTACTTCAGTATAGAGGTCATCGGCGAGCATTTGGGCGATGCCTACCCCTACTTCGGGGTGCTCTTTCCATTCACCCTTCTCAGTAGTAAGGATAGCCTTTTGCTGTTGGTTATCGGAGTAGCCCACTTCAAAATCACCTGCTAATAGGCGCAAATCGTTTTCCTCATCTACTAGTATATCTTTCATTAAGCTGTCTGCATTTGGTTTATACTATTGATAGCCCTAAGAAGTTCCTCCTTGACCATTGCTCCAAAGTTCTCTACTCCTTCGCGTACAGAGGAAACATATACCTTAGTATCAGTGCCTACATTGCCTATCTGTATGTTGATATGCGTTTGTCGGGTGCCTCCTGATACAATATTGTCCTTGGTTTTAGTACCTTCTCCCGTGGTGGCTGTAGTTTCTCCCGTAATAGGACTTATCCCTGGTGCGGGAGTACTTTCGGTTTTCATACCCAGCTTGCCCATTAGCCCGTCTTTTACCTCCTTAAAACTTTTAAACTCTAAAGAGTCCCCTATTTTACCAAAGGCTTCTTTAGCTTTAGCCCCTGCCTCGCCTGCCTTCTTATATCCTTCAGTTACCGATTTGGCACGCTCTTGCAAGTCGTTTTGTATCTTGGCAATCATCGCTTGGTTCTCAGAACTATCGCCTAAACCAACCGCTTCTTTGAATTTATACCAAGCGAGCTTACAGGCATCTATACCTGCCATAAAAGCATTAACAGCTGTATTCCAATGAGCTTTATAGGTGAGTATAAAGGCTTCCCATATATACTTCATACCTTGTACAGTGTTATCCCACGCTTTGCCCCAACCACTTACACCTACAATGCAATAAGTGATGATAGCAATAAGGGCTATAATACCCGCTATTATCCACGTAATGGGATTGGCTAAAAAAGCAAGGTTTGTCTTAATCACTGCCCAGGTGAGCCTATGTTGCCAAGCGGTAGCAATAGCTGTATAGGTGTTGTGTAGTATCATAGCTGTTGCGTAGATACCTATAGCTCCTGCAACGAGAAGCACCACGGGGTTAGCCTCTTGAAACTTCTGAATGAGCCAGCCTATACCTCCTCCTATGCTTGAAAATATAACTGCCATAAGGTCTACCAAGGGACCAAGTATAGGGCTAATAGCCTCGTACACTTTTAGAGCAAGTTCGGTGATAGAGTCCATCATCTTGTTGAACTTACCGCTAAGGGTTTGCCCCGCCTTTTCGGCACCCTGATAGAAAAGCCCTTGTTTATCCGTCGCCCATTCAAAGGCTTGTGCGAGTTCCTGAGCCGAAATGCCTCCTTTGCTCATTCGTTCTTTGAGCTGTGCCATACTCTCGCCCGTACGCTCGCTAATCACCTGCAAGGGGTTGAAGCCCGCGTTTATCATCTGTATTAAGTCCTGCCCTTGTAGCTTGCCTGCCGAAGTAGCCTGTGCAAAAGCAAGTGATAGGCTCTTCATCTTTTGGGCATCACCCATAGCAATATCGCCTATGTTCTTGAGCTTGCCAAAAGCAAACTCAGAGGAAAGCCCGAAGGACATCATTGTCTTCTGCGCTTCAATAAGCCCTGCCTTATCGTAGGGTGTTTTTACCCCATAATCTGATAGCTGAGCATATAGGGCTTTGGCTTTCTCTACATCGCCCCGAAGCAAAGTAGTGATATTAGCTTGTTGCAAGTCGGCTTCCATACCCTTGCGGATGCTTCCCCCTATCACAGCTCCCGCCAATATTAGGGGGTTAGTAGCCAAACCAGGTAGCCCTGCCATTGCCTGAGAGAACCACGAGCGCAGGCGACCGCCCGTGTTGTTTTGCAAGTGGGTAACCTGCCTTTCTAAGCGGTTGATTTCCCTATTATAAGTGCGAATGGTTGTAAGTCCATTAGCAGGCAACAAATCACGCTCAGCGCGCAACAGATTGATACGACTCTGCAAGGTGCTCACCGAAGAGCCCATTTGGCTAAACTCTTGCGACACCTGCCTTTGTAGGCGTTCCAAAGATCCAAAGCGGTCAAGCATCGCATCAGTAGTGATATTGATGCGTTGCAAGCGGTCGCTTACCATATCGCGTAAGGACAAGGTATATTGTAATAAGTCTGCCATTGGTGATTATTGTTCCTTTTCTTTTTGCCTAAGCCATTCTAATTCTTTTACTCGCATAGCCCACTGGGTATCGGTGAGGTCGTCGGGATTGGCAATTTTCATATAGTAACGCAAGGAAGCGTTAGTGATACGAATCCAATCCCTTTCCTCTTCAATCTCCGCATCACTTAGAGCTTTTCCAAAGTCGCCTCTTTGATTTGTATAAGGTCGGGTAGTTTGCTACTGGCGGCGAGAAACAGCGCATCGTCTGTCTTTATCTCCTCATCGCCACCCAACCAACAGTTATTGAGTACTACCTCATTAAACTTCAGCGGATCCTTGGTTGCCAATGTTGAGGCATAGCTAAGGGTTTTTCTATCAGGCGTACGCAAATACGCCTCTTTGCCCTCAATATTCAGCACGTAAATATCGCCGTACTGCTTTTTCCATTCTTGTATTTGTTCTTTAGTTATCATTTTAATCACATTTAAAAAGTCTTTAAATTGCCCGTCGTGCTACGACTGTCTCTTAATATCAGTAAAGATAATTGGAAGCTCCACTATCATATTCTTATCGCCTTGCTTCATTCCCTTTTTCACTTCGGTAAATTCTACGTTCTTGAGAATATCGGTAACTATCTGTCCGCCGTCCAAAGGCACGTAGGAAGCCACAAGGTCAAAGCTAAGACTAAGTATATCATTGTTCGGCGCGTCTCGTGTCATTGCCTCAAGCTCACTTTGCCAAAGGCTCATTTTACCCTCAAAGCTACGGTTACCCGCCACCACTCCGTGAGGCTTGCAGCCGCGACCATAAAGAAAGTCTTTCTCGCGTTTTTCGGTGTATTCCAACTCTGTAACGCCTATAATGATACGTCCACCAAAGACGATAGAGAGTTCGCACCACGCATATTGTTTGCTGTCAAATGTTGCCATAATATTAATTTGTTGTTGTAGTAAAACCGATGTTTACCTCTATAAAGTCGGCATAACCTACGGGTAACAGTTTGATACCTATCACCACTTTACCTGTTTGTAGTACACGTTGCTTTGGATCTATATCAATCTTTACAGCTGATAGCTCGCCTTGCGATACCATTTGGCTTTGCAAGGTACTTTCGAGTTTGGTTTGCCAACCCTTGATAATAGCGGGGTGAATACTGCCGTCTTCGGATAGTAACACCTCGTCGCTGAGTTCCTCTACCAATACCCCATAACTTAGGAGCATTGCTTTGTCCATTACTAAGCCGTTGGATAGACTCTTAAAGTCATCAGTGGGTTTGGTAAGGGTATTATCGCCCGAAAAGTAGTAGCCAGAGCGTCCTACAAAGGTGCGAAAGAAGATATACCCTTTGTCGTCAAGCGCGTCCCATTGGTCGGCTTTGCTGTCGATAGTGGTGCCGTCAGTGAAGTATGCTACCAGGGGTAATACACTGCCGTCCTTCACGCGGTGAATTTTGCGCTGTACGGGTATTTTGGTTATTTTGCCTAAGAAAAGCCCTATAGAAGCATCTTTCTCTTTATTGTCATTGGCGATAAAACAAGCCACTTTGTTGAGTTCGTTTTCGGAAAAATTAGTAAGGTCGGCTACTTTTCCGTTCCAACTGTTGCCCGACACGACTATCCTAAAAGGCATATACT